CGATTGGAGAGGAATCTATGGATCGCAAGGTGCATAACTAGAACGATTAGAAATACCGTTTATAACTCAAGTATTTCAAAGAAAGGGCAACTTCGGTTGCCTTTTTTTTTGGTCTAAAATTAGTTAATATTATTTTGTGCAAATACTTGCAAGTTACAGCATATTGCCCTATAATTAAGAAGTGAGATTAATAAACAAAGGAGAAAAAATGACAAATAATCAAATAATAGCCAAATTTTTAAAGGCTCAATTAGTTGCTCTAAACAGCGAATATGATGAAGAGTATATAAATGATAATGAGTTCGCTCTAAAAGAAATGTGTTTAAGAGATTGCTTACTTGAAGTAGGTGTTGAAATCTCTTTGAGAAATTTGGAGGTGGTGTAATGGGATTGCATGTAAAAATATATACAGAAAGAGAGCATAAGGACGACTTTATGTACGGAGAAGATTGTACTAATGGTGGTGAGTCTTCTTACGCCAAAGGGTTTTGTGTAACAAATGCCGAAGGGCCATTTGAACCTTGTGAAGAATATCCAGCTGCAAAACTAATCAAACAAGAGTTTGGTTTTGGGTGTTCATTAAAGTTGGTGCCAGAATCTGCATTAGACAAGAACACATCTTTTGGTGGCAACTTTGCTTCAACTTCCGATTCAAGATTTGGTGACGCATGTAGGGAATTGATGGGCAAAGACCTAGGAAATATGTACGGATTAGGTCCCGTCTCAATACACGACAGAGTAGAATGAAAAGATTAACTTACACAGCAAAAATGGACAACAAATTGTCTCGTGCAATAGAAGACATACAAAATGTAATTGCGGAAGCTAACTACAGAAACGCAGACATTGGCACTATGGAACAAGATTTATCAAAAATTTTAAGTCAGAAATATAGTTTGCAAAATGAGGCTAGAAAATAATGAAAAGATGGCAAGGATTGTAGAACGTACAACAGTCGTACTGGTAAGCTTTCTGTAAAGTAGGGAGCAAGACTAATGAAAGGGCCCTTCGGGGCCTTTTTTTTTGTCCTAAATTAATTAATATTTATATGTATATATACTTGCACATTCTTGCATATCTGCTATTATGTGTATGTGAGATTGATAAACAAAGGAGAAAAAAAATGATTGGAGTTAAAGTTTTAAACCTTTTAGAACCAATAGGACCCATAGTCGGCATGGTTAACATGATGTTGGTTGTTTGGGCAGTAGAAACAATATTAAAAGTAGTGGGGTTAGCGTAATGGCAATGGCAAGAGAGTTTTACATTCCAAAAAATGCAAAAGAAATCAAAGACGTAAACACTGACGCGGTGGCTTACGTTGAGGATTGGGAGAACGGAACCAAGTACACTGCGATGGTGTTTGCTGGTAAGAGGTCTAAGTATGACAAATACTATGGTTTCAAAACAGCAGAAAAAAGAGACGATTATGTCAAAGAATACTTTGAGGACATAGCAGCCAGCTACGAAGCTAAAAAGAAATATGCTGAAAAGAAAAAAGCTATAGCTACTGAAAACCAAGACAAGTATAAAGTTGGCGATGTTCTAGTTTCTCTTTGGGGTTATGACCAAACCAATGTTGATTACTACCAAGTGATTGAAAAGACAGCCAAGATGGTTACTATTCAAAAAATTGCTAATGAGAGTGTTAAAATACATTGTGGAGGAGCCTATGAGTCAGTCATACCTACTAAAGATAATTTCATTGGCAAGCCAATCAAAAAGAAAGTGGGGGCCTATGGTGTTAATTTAAACAGCTATGCAACTGCGAGTCTTTGGGATGGCAGAGCAAGGCACGAAACAGGATTGGGTTGGGGGCACTAAGGAAAGATAATATGATAAAAAAAATATTTGTAGACATGGACGGTGTTCTTGCTGACTTTGTAAAAGGTGTAGAAGGACCCAAGTATCTAAACGGACCATTTGTTAATGTGCACGACTACGATTCCAGAAAAGTAGAACTTAGCAATAAAGGGTTATTCAGAGACTTGCCAAAGCTAGACGGCATGGAACAACTTATAGAGTTTATACAACTAGAATGTTTGAGAAAAAGCATTTATTGGGAAATACTCACCTGTACCGGGATGTTAAACAGACAGAAAGTAGCCAATGACAAAATAGCTTGGATTAGAAATTTTGTTGACAAAGATGTGGTTGTAACTTGTACATTCAAAGGTGTACAAAAAGCTGCTTTTGCAAAAGAGGGTTACATACTTATAGACGATACAGAAAAAAATATAGTTGCTTGGAATCAAGCTGGAGGAACAGGAGTATTATTTAAAGACTCTGCCAGTTGCATTAATGAATTAAAAACACTTCTATAGTTTGCTTAATAAGAGTCCTAGTAGTATGATTTTACTACTAGGATTTTTTTTAATTTTGTTTTATCAACTGACCTAGCAGACAAGCCGAGATGATAAGACTTATTTCCCAAGGAGGAAATTATGGCAAATTCGACATTCAGTGGACCGGTTAGGTCTGAAGGTGGTTTCCAACACCTAGCTACAAACAGCACATCAGGTAATCAAATCAACGATAAAGTTGAAATTACTACTGCTGGTAAACTTGTAGTACATGGAACAAATGCAAACAACACCAACAGAAGTGCATTAACTTCTGACAGGTATTTTTTAACAGAATGGTTTAAGAAAAGACCAGCAACCAATGCAAACATTGACCAAGCGTATACGGTTGAAGTTGCAAGAGCAGCAAACAGAGACTTTGAGATTCTAGGAACCAACATGACCACTGCTTTGGTTACTTTTGATACCACAAGAGCTGGTTTGACTATCACAACTGCTGGTGCTGACCAAGACCAAGCAATTATTGCTCCACATTTAGATACAGCTTTTACAGCTTGGTCAGGTGTGTTATGGGGTACTGAGAACCAAACAGAATGGGAATGTGCTATTTCAACAAACGCCATTGATAACCAAAAGTTTTGGGCTGGATTAAAACTTACTAACGACCAGTTGGTTGCTACAGATGCAGACCAAGCGTACTTTAAGTTCCAAACCGATGCGACTAACTCAGAAGCGTTTACTGATTTTACTAAATTGCATTTTGTACACTCAGTTGGTGGAACTGATTTTATTTCGCAACTGCCTATAACAGTAGCTGCTAACACCACATACCACTTAAAAGTGGTTGTTGACAGTGACAGAAAAGCAACAATCTTTGTTGACGGTACACAGTACGACATTACTACTACAGCTGGTTCAACAGGCGGAACAGCAGTATCTGCTGTAGCAGAAGGTGCAGCAGCAGTTCTATCTGGTGCTCTAACTGACAATGTTGATTTTATTCCTTACATTGGAATAGAAGCTGGAGCAGCAGCAGCCGAAGCACTTGATGTTCATTATGAAGCAATCAACAGAATCATATTTGAATAAGGAGTAACTTATGGCAACTAGACTAACAGGCTCAGATGTCACGGCAGTCTTTATAACTGCCGATGCTCAAGCTTTAGACGCTGATGGAATATCAACAGCAGCAGCCGTAGGAAATAACGCAGCACTTACTATAGGTGGTGCGTTGGCTGACGGTGGTTCTGTTACTAATGTTGGTGGAAGAATTGTAACAATTCTTTCTGCTGGCAATGATGCAGCTAAATCATTTACCGTAGTTGGTACAGACGTTAGCGGTGCAGCATTAACAGAATCAATTACAGGTGCAAATGCTGGTACAGCTACTGGAACTAAATATTTTAGAACAATAACGTCAATAACTGCTGTTGGTAATCCAGCTGGCAATGTATCTGCTGGTATTAATACAGCAGTTGCTGATGTAATTTTTGGTGGTAGGTCAAGACTGCAAGGCATTAATGTTGTTTGTTCTGGTACTGCTGGCAATTTAGATTTTTTAAACACTTCTACTTCAGGTAGCAGTTTGTTTAAATTAGGATGTGTGGCTTCTGCTACAGCAACCAGAGACATAACTATTCCAGACAACGGGTTGGTGTTTTCAGACGGAGTGTTTATTAATTACACCACAGCAACCTTTACATCTTTGACTGCATTTCATGCTTAAAGGTGGCTAAAGACCCTAGGTTAGCAAGAGCTGGCGTTTCTGGTTTTAATAAAGCCAAAAGAACGCCAAATCATGCTACTAAATCTCATGTGGTTGTTGCCAAAGAAGGTGATAAGATTAAAACCATAAGATTTGGTCAACAGGGTGTAACCACTGCTGGTAAACCAAAAAAAGGTGAATCGGCCAAACAAAAAGCAAGAAGAAAATCATTCAGAGCAAGACACGGTAAAAACATAGCCAAAGGCAAAATGTCTGCGGCTTATTGGGCAAATTTGAAAAAATGGAGCTAAATCATGGCAATCAGTAGAGCACAAGGACCCAAAGGTTTGTATGCAAACATACATGCTAAAAGAAAAAGAATTAAAAAACAAAAAGCTGCTGGCAAAACTCCAGAAAGGATGCGTTCAGTAGGTTCTAAAGGTGCACCAACAGGTGGAGCTTTTAAGCAAGCAAAAAAAACTGCTAAAAAAGCAGCTGACGGTGGTATTATAAAATCAAACAATATGGGATTGTTTGGAAGAAAATAGGAGGGCAATATGCCACAAGGTAAAGGATCGTATGGAAAGAAAAAAGGCAGACCACCTAAAAAAATGATGGGTGGTGGCATGACTGGTATGCCTAAAATGATGTCTCACGGAGGCAAAGTAGTACAAGCTGAGAGAAAAGCATTAGGCGGAGCTATGTCAGTTGGTTCTGAGGTTGCAAAAAAAATTAAATAATTACGATGGCGACATCCAGCAGTAAAGACTTCCAACCTGACGTAGCTGAATACATAGAAGAGGCTTACGAGCGTTGTGGCATAGAATTACGCACTGGTTACGATCTTAAAAGTGCTTCAAGAAGTCTTAATATTATGTTGGCTGAATGGGCTAACAGAGGCTTAAACCAGTGGACTATTGCAGAAAAGACTGTACCTATGGTTGCTTCAACCACAACATACAATGTTGACAGTACAAACGCTACAGCTCCTATAGACGTTTTAGATGTCTTTGTAAGAGAAACCAATGGCACTGAAACAACCGACATACCTATGTCTCGTTTGAGCAGAGCTGAGTACGCACACATCACCAAGAAAAGCACGACAGGCAAACCAAACCAATTTTTTGTTAACAAACAATTAACACCTACTATATCTGTTTATCCAACACCAGACGTGTCTAGTAAGTACACGATTCACATGAACGTGTTGACAAGAATGGACGATGTGGATTCGGCTACCAACGACATAGAAGTACCTTTTAGGTTTTATCCTTGCTTAACCGCTGGACTTGCTTATTACATATCCATGAAGAAAGCACCACAGCTTACAGGACAATTAAAGGCTATCTACGAAGAAGAATTTGATAGAGCTATGTCTACGGACGAAGACAGATCATCTTTCAGAGTATCGCCTAATTTAAGAAGTTACAACAACGCATAATGGCTTTTGCATCGAACAAAAACGCTTACGGTATATGTGACATATCTGGTTTTAGGTACAAACGTAAAGACATGAAAAAGACCTGGGATGGTCTGATAGTAGGTCCTGATCAATGGGATTCCAAACACCCACAGTTGCAACCTAGTGCAGCTCCATCAGAACCAGAAGCTATCAAAGACGCAAGGCCTGACACAACAGAAGACTTTAATTTTTTTAGTGTTTATACTAACGTAGGCTTGGGTAAACTTGGAAAGGAATTGCCTACATTTGAACTAACAGCAACTTTGGGAACGGTTATAATAGAAATATGAGCTTCACTTTATCAACATTAAAAACAGCAGTACAAGACTACTTGCAAGTAAATGAAACTACATTTACCACACAACTGCCTACGTTTATCAAAGAAGCAGAGAATCGTATTTTTAATATGGTTCAACTGTCTAACCAACGAAAGAACGTACTAGCTACCCTTACTATCGATAACAGATTCTTAGCTACACCAACAGATTTTTACGCTCCTTTCAGTCTTGCTGTAGTAAAAAGCAATACTCACACTTACTTAGATTTTAAACACCCTTCTTTTATAAAAGAATATTCGCCCAGTTCAGCAACCACTGGGCAACCTAAATATTATTCATTGTTTGACGACACTTCGTTTGAACTTGCTCCGATTCCTGATGAAGCATATACTATTGAATTACATTATTTGTATAAACCAGCCTCGTTAACGAGTGGTAGTGACAGCGGTACAACAGTGTTAAGTTCTGATTATCCAGATGCTTTGCTCTACGGTACCTTGGTTGAAGGAGCAATCTTTCTAAAAGAACCCCCCGATGTCATTGGTCAATTTGAGGCTAGATTTAAGGAGGCAGTAGGAAGAATGAAAAATCTATCAGAAGGTCGTGGCACACGAGACGAATTTAGATACGATCAGTTTCGCACTGGCGTATCGTAATGCACCCCATAGAATCGTTAAAGGGCAAGAGAGTTGCTCTTATAGGTCTTGGTATATCACAAGTTGACTACGCTATAGGTGTAGAAAACGGTAGAACTTGGGATGAAGTTTGGACAATAAACTCAGCAGCAGCAGTCTACGACACAGACAGAATGTTTATGTTAGACCCAGCGAGTCGTTTTTTTGACAGTAATGACGCTGGTAAACAAACCAGTGTCCTCACCAGAATACTTCCAGACGCTGAATATCCTGTTTACACTTGTGAATTGGACGAAAGAGTACCTTCTGCTGTGGTTTTTCCTATAGAAGAAGTCTGCAATGCTACGGGTTGTGCTTATCTTAATAACACAGTTGCTTACGCAATAGCGTTTGCTTTGTGGAACGAAGTAGAAGCCATAGACCTGTATGGCATAGATTTTTCTTACAAAGAAAACATGCACTTTGCAGAAGCTGGTAGAGCTTGTGTTGAGTTCTGGATTTCTAAATGTATGGACGCAGACATTACAGTAGGCATCAGCTCACGATCTACCGTATTGGATTCTAACGTACCAGCCACCGACAGGCTGTACGGTTTTCACAGACTAGACAAACCGTTGGTAGCAGTGCCACACGAAGGCAAATGGATTATAGGTCCTTACGAAGACATTGACGAAAAGTTAAAAGAACACGGTTTAATATTAGACAGAGACGAGGAGCCACCAGAGCCATACAAAGGATGACCGATAGTTTTATACAATTAGGACAAGTGGGTGTTCACACCACGCACAACAAAGGACACGATCCTGAGTTTTGGGCAGAACAAGCCACAAAGAAAATTTGTGAAATTAGCATGGATGCTCCAGAGCATGTCAAACAACAAGCTATAGCTTTTCAAAACCAAGTTTATACTGTAATCTTACATAGTATTAAGAACGCAATAAATTCTAAAAATGTGACGTATGTGAATTTATTAAGGCAACAAGGTCATGATGACATGGCTAAGATAATAAAGGAGCTTTAAGAAATGGCAATAACATCAGCAATAGCAACAAGTTTCAAGCAAGAAATACTTGTAGAAGGTCACAATCTAACCAACGGAGCTGACTCGATTAAGTTAGCCTTATACACATCATCAGCAACAATGGGAGCTGGTACTACTGCGTATTCAACTGCACAAGAAGTTACTGGTACCAATTACACAGCAGCTGGAGCAGCATTGACTAACGTGACACCAGCAATTTCTGGTACTACAGCAATAGTAGACTTTGCTGATTTGACGTTTGGTACAGCTACAGTAACTGCTAGAGGTTGTTTAATTTACAACTCAACAAACTCAAACAAAGCCTTGGCTGCTATTGATTTTGGAGGAGACAAAACAAGCACCGCTGGAGACTTTACAGTCGTTTTTCCAGCAGCTAGTGCTACAGCAGCCATCATAAGAATAGCTTAAATTAATTTTAGTAATGGTAGAGTCAAGAGATGCCACTCACAAAATTTAGTTTCAAACCCGGCATAAACAAGGAAGAAACCGATTACTCCAACGAGAATGGTTGGGTAGACGGCAACTTAGTACGCTTTAGAAAAGGTGGCGTAGAAAAAGTAGGCGGTTGGGCAAAGAAAAGTACCAACGTATTTTTTGACACAGCCAGAGCATTACACAGTTGGATTTCATTAGGTGGTGCACGTTATCTTGGATTTGGTACCACTTCTAAGTATTACATAGACAATGGCGGTAGTTACAATGATGTTACTCCCATAAGGGCCACTACAACCAATGGCATAGTCTTTTCAGCCACCAATGGCTTATCCTTAATTACAGCTACAGATTCAAATCATGGAGCTGTTATTGGAGATTGGGTTACGTTAGCTGGTGCAGCTAGTCTTGGTGGTGTTATTACAGCTGCGGTATTAAACAAAGAGTATCAAGTTAATGGGGTTGCAACTGCAAACACATTTACGTTTACAGCAACAGATTCTGCTGGTGATGCTGTTACTGCTAATAGCAGTGATGATGGCAATGGTGGAGCTGGAGCCGATGCTGTTTACCAAATAAATTCTGGGTTGGATGTTTTTGTACAATCGGCTGGTTGGGGTTCTGGGTCTTGGTCGGCAAGTACGTTTGGTTCTACAAGTGCTTTGTCTGCAACTGGTCAACTTAGGCTGTGGACACACGACAACTTTGGTGAAAATTTAATTATAAACCCAAGAGCTGGTGGTATTTTTAGGTGGGTAGAAAACAACGGACTAGAAACAAGAGCAGTCAGTTTGTCTGGCACATCTGGTGCAAACCTAGTACCTACAGCTGCCTTACAAGTTATCACATCAGAGACTGACAGGCATTTGATAGTATTAGGAGCTGACCCTATATCTGGCAGTGCCAGAACTGGTACGCTAGACCCAATGCTCATAGCCTTTAGTGATTCAGAAAACGAATTAGAGTTTGAACCACTGTCTACTAATTCTGCTGGTTCTTTGAGATTATCAAGCGGTTCTTTAATAATAGGTGGTTTAAAATCAAGACAAGAAGTGTTGATTTGGACAGACACAAGTTTGTACAGCATGACTTTTATAGGACCTCCATTGATCTTTGCTGTAAACCTTATTAACGAAGGTGCTGGATTGATAGGACCCAAAGCTGTAGTCAATGCTTCCAATGGTGTCTATTACATGTCAAAAAATGGTTTTTACTTTTACAACGGTGCTGTACAAAAACTGCCTTGTTCAGTACAAGATTATGTTTTTTCAGACTTAAATTTATCACAAGCCTACAAATGTCACATTGCATTGAACAGCGAGTTTTCTGAAGTGTGGTTCTTTTATCCTTCTTTAGAAGATGGCACTAATGAAATATCACGTTATGCAATATACAACTACGAAGAGAACTCTTGGTCTATAGGCTCTTTGGTGAGACACGCTTGGTTGGATGCTGGTATAGAAAACAAACCAATAGCGTCTGGCGTAAGTTCATCTGTAAATTGTTTGTTTACACACGAGACTGGTTTTAACGATGACACAAGTGCAATGGATAATGTCTTTATAGAGTCGGCAGACATAGACATAGCAGATGGTGAGAACTTTGCCTTTGTAAAAAAAGTAATACCAGATGTGTTGTTTGCTACACAGACAGGTACTAATCCTTCTCCAGCCATGAACATAGTTGTTAAAAGCAGAGACTTTAATGGCGACTCTCTAACAACAAACTCAACCACACAGGTTACTACAACCTCTAAGTTTTCTAACCTCAGAGCCAGAAGCAGACAGTTGGTGTTGCGATTTGAGTCTGATGACGACAATACGGTTGACAGAAAAGACTACAAATGGCGACTAGGAGCTACACGTTTAGACGTACAGCCGTCTGGTAGAAGATAGTGGGCAAGTTACTAGAAACCAGATTGCCAATAGCACAGGGCAACATGGTGTCTATAGACACTTTCAATCGTTTGGTTCGTATAATGGAACTAAACTTAGGACGCTTTGACACTACTGCCACGCCACAATACACAGACTTAGAACGCAATTCTTCTTCTTTTAGTGCTGGTGACGTTATCTGGAACACCACGACAGAAGAGTTGCAAGTCTATGATGGCGATGCTTGGGTAAACCTATCAGTAGGTCCTCAATTTGGTTTAGAAGCCAAGGCTTCAATAGGAGCTGTTACAGTAACCCTTGATGGGAATGTAACGGTAAACATAACGGGTCCTGTCTATGGATGGGATAAGGAACAATGGTACACATGACATTGCTGAAGTTGGTGCTACAATAAGCACAGACTCGGTTAAGATATAAAAAGGTAAGATTATGGCGGGATTTAGAGAAATGTTAAAAGATATGAGTTCTACTTTAAGTGGAGCTACTACTGGTTTAGGTGCTGGTGCTTCTGCGGCTTTACAAGGTTTAGCTGGAAATCCTTATGTAAATCCTAGAGAAATGGCTGCTATAGGTAACGTATCAGGTGCAGCTATGCCACCAGAAGAAATTAGAACGCAAGCATTACAAAATCTTAGACAGGTTTCAGGTGCTGCTATATCAGAAGATGAGCTGAGACAAGAAATCGAAAGGCTTAGTCAAGGCCTTAATCCAGAAATACCTATGGGCGGTTTGCGTGGACAAACTGGGGCAATGCTCACTGAACAAGAAATCGGTGAATTTATGAGGCCGAGCACCGGCGCACAATTTACAGAAGGTGAATTAAATAGAGCTATGATGCCCATGCAAAGAGAAACTGGTGCAGTTATCAATGATGCAGATGTTGGAATAGACCTAGAAGGCATGATGGGAAGAGAAACTGGTGCAGCCATAAATGAGGCAGAATTTTCACAAGAAGATCGGGAATTGCTAGAAAAATTACAAACTAGAGAAAATTCTATACAAGACGCACCTTTGGGTCCTTTAGTACAAGAGCTGCGACAACAAGGCCCAGAAGAAGATACTGAACTTGCACATTTACGTTTAGGCGAATTTGTAATTACACCAGAAATGATGGAAGACGAGTCATTTGCAACTGTCGTGCAAAAAAAATACGAAGAAGAAGGCATAAACCCAGAAGATGCTATGGTTGGTGGCATTGCAAACTTAGACCCGAATTCAGGTATACAGACTTTTTTCTTAAAAAAACTCGCAAAAAACGTTAAAAAGTTTGTAAAAAAAGCAGCCCCGATTTTGCAATTCATACCCGGACCTATAGGAGCAGCTGCTTCTATTTACAACAAAGGTAAAACAATTATAGATGTCGCTAAAGGTAAAGCTAATCCGTTAGCCCTTTTATCGGTTGCTGGCCCGATGAGAACAGGACAAAGCTTTGGGGATAGCTTTAAAACATTGACTGGTGCTGGCGGAGGTATATCAGGACTGAAAAATCAAATTACTTCTGGTTTTTCTGCATTTAAAGATGCTCCTATCGATACCATAACAGGTTTGTTTAAATCACAGAACCCAACCGATTACACAAAATTAGACACAGGTGAGTATGTAAATAAAATAACTGGTGAAACCATAAGTGCTACTGACTTTGGCAATTTAGCTTCACGATCAGGTTCAGGCATACAAAGACTAACCAGAGGATTACAAGGTGGATTGTTTGGCACAGAAGGAATGGCTGGAGGTGTAACACAAGGCACTGGTGCTGCTGCTGGTTCATATACAGATGCTGCTGGCAATGTTTATTCACAACAACAAATGATGGACGCTGGTTTAGTAAACTCAGCCGGACAATTAGTATCACAAGTAGCTGGTCAATTTAAGCCCACAGGACAACAACAAGGCGGTGGTATGGGTGGTCTTGGCAGTTTGGCTGGCATGGCTTTAGCTGGTGGTATAGCTGGTAAGCTAGGAAAACT